AAGACAAACAAACAAGGAGGGCCTAAGGCTCCTCCTAAAAGCAAGGTTTCAGTGAGACCGGCTAGCACACTCCAAGAGTGGACTAGCAAAACGCAATGCCGCGTATCCGAGGGCTCGGATGTTGGAGCGTTGTGTGAGGTGTATCTGCCTCAAATCGCGCAGGTCAAGGGCTGGCGCAATCCAACCGGGGGCCATCCGATGAGCCATCTGTCCCGCGCGCAAGCTATCCTTGACTGCACCCGCGACGCTGCGACTCGCATCGAGCACAGCGCTCCCGGAACCAAGGTCCTGAGATTTGTGGACTTTTATGGGAAACCTAGACTAAAATGGGGGAGAGGTTTCGGTTGTTTGGCCGATCCGATGCTCGCCATTGAGTATGTGCCTTATGGGCCTCAGGACTACGCGGGTGATCTCGCTAGATCAGTAGGACAGCAGCGCAACCGTGTGCTGCCACTGGGGTGCCAATTTTCAATGTTCGTCGATGTTTATGCCGGAACTGGCGTAGACTCCACTTGTGGCATTACGCCCCAGATGGTCACCGACGCATGTCTCGTCGTCCCGGAACGCACCACGTACGTGATCCAGTGGCAGCTTCAAGAGCCCATCGGAGCCATGGTGTACAAGGGCACGAAAACGGTGCAGCGAGGTGAATCTTCCGAATCCGTGGCGGTCACCAGTTGTGAAGCATACTGGCGCACTAACGACAAGGGAGTGGCTTTCTTTCCGGATGCCGAATCATCGGGATATCCGATCGGGCCCGTCTCGAGTCCTTGGTTGCACCAGCGTGCCATGCCGGTCAACGAAGGGATGCTACACATTGCACCTATATCGTCATATGGCACCAATGTCGCTCGATACACTGCTTATGTGGTGGTACTGGAGCCACATCCTGTCAAGTCCAAGGACGTCCCGGACTGCCCAGTCCCGGAGAGCGATCTCGTGGTAGCCCATGGCTCGCCGAAGACCATCGTCGCCGATCACATAGACGACTTGATGCGCCAATTCGTTCCGCTCGTCTCTCTAGTAGAACATGGTGACAACTTCGATGAATCGAACCGAGGTGTCATGCTGGCTGGTATCAAGGGTACACATGTGCGCAGTCGAGCTTTGGTAGAGCTTGTTCGCGGAGTGCTGGGCTTACGCGTCTTGTCAGGATTGGTGATACGCGAGGCATTCGCCACTGCCCAAGCGGCGTCTCGTAAGAACACCTCATGGGTGGTTCTGGAATCCCGATATCCTGGTTTTCTTAACTCACTTGTGTTCAACAGTGTTACTTACGCTATGACCAACTGCAAGCCCGTGCGTTTCGTCGCCGCCATTGACCATGACCGTTCGCTGAGTCAAGCCCACGAAGCCGCTCAAAAACGCATAGCTAAAGCTGATTACACCGGAGCCACGGTGCCCTTTTGGTCTCTGTGGAGCTACATGCGGTACGCCATTGTGCTTCACGTCTTGATGGCCACCATACTCGGTACGTCGTATCTTGATCCAACCGCATGGTTTGTCCCGTTGGCTGGCGCTCTCTCTAGTTGGCTACTGACTGGGAGCACCCAGATCCACTCTGGCTCTTTAGCCGAGCTGGCGGTCAGAAACGCAGGTGGCATGCAGGCGGACAGCATCGTTAGGTGGGCTGTGATGGCATTGGGTGTCTATGGCGCCGTGAGCGAGGAAATTCTCCG